CCATGTAGACTTTCATTGTCCCCAGCGGGGACATGGTGTGCGGGTACACCAGCACTCGGTTTTTTATTATCTCTTTCACTCTCCTAATTTCGTACGCCTGATACTCGGCTATCTCCTCGGCTGTTTTATCGGGCCAGCGACTTGCTAACTCGATCTCTGTTGGTGTTTTGCAATTCATGTCGTTCTCCTTTGGTGTTGGGGAGTTTCCTCCCCATCTGGTTTGCCAGTGGACGACTGGCGGCGTTTGAGAGGACGCTGCTAGCAGCGTCCCTTTTTTAGGGGGAGAACCGTTCTCCCGCTAGGTTTCATCCTCGACACCCGTTGAAGGCGGCACGAGTGCGTGCCATGTGTGTGGGAACACACTATCCGGGGCCATGTCTGCCATGACCTGCTTGGCTTGTCTAATGCGAGATAGCAACTCTTTGTTCTCAGGTGTCGGGGCAACCAGCATCAAGCGCACAACCTTGTGCATGTCGCCATCTATACGCAGGGCAAGCCGGATGCGCTGTACCTGTGCCATGTCCTTGGGAACCTTGCGCTCAAAGGCTAGCTTGCGTTTGGCACGCGGCGTATAAGGTATGGCGTCGAACAGATTGGATACGCGTAGCTTGATGTGCGTCGGCACCCAGTCCGTCCAATGGATGCCTGCGTTTGGTATGGGCGACCCTCTGCGTGCCTTGTTGCGCTCCCTTGCTAGCTGCCCCGGCGTGTGCGTGTACTGCTTGGCGTCATGCTCCAAACGCGCAGTAATCTCGTTGAGCACCACGAGGTAGCCCTCCATCGCTAGCCTGCGCTCTTGGGATGCAGCGTAGTTCAGGCCCGACTTCACATTGTTACGCTCGTACCGCAAAGGGTTCAACACCGCACCCCATAGCTCGTTGTGCGTCCTGCGTGTGGCATTGGCGCTCTTCTTTCCCCCGCGCTGGTTGTCGATGCGCTCCATTATTGCGCGTTGTTGGGGCGCTGGGGTGTTGCGTTTGGTGAGCAAGTTCTGTAGTTCTCGCTCGGTCATGTCGGCGTAACGCCTACGGGGTTGCCTTTTTTTCATGGAAGTGTCCACCTTTTTGTCTAATGTGTCCAAGATTACCGAGTCCTGTGTGCCAAGTGGGACACCCATTGTAGCAGCAGTTTCTCCTCTGAGCAAGGCCGCTGAGATGTGTGCGTGTCCTTGAAAAGGGTCGTTCTGGGAATACTATAAAGACCTAGTAACCTTGCAGAAGAAACAAGACGGAACCACGGACAAGAATGGATATACGGACATTACTGTATATATAAAGTAATTCTAAATATATATATATAGAGGACGCTCTTGGCTGAAACGCCCTATCCATGCGGGTTGCGGGGTGTCCCACTTGGCACGCAAGACTCCGTAATCTTGGACATCACCGGAAAATGGTGGGACACCCCCTCGCAAAGGCAATAATCTCAGAACAGGGTTCCTTGTTGAGGGAGAACCGTTCTCCCCTTGATCCTATCCTGATCGCGCTTGGGTAGGCTGGCGAAGATCAAGTCGCGCAGCACCCGCAGCCTAGCTAGCTCCCGTTCCTTCACGCTCCTCACACATCAGCCCTCAGGAGGGCAGCAGGGAGGGCCATCCGCATCTGCATCCCATGGCTCTCCACATATTTGAAGAATGCTGCCTCGTCCACATGCAGGGTCTTGTCCCCATCCGACGCCTCTGAATGCAGGGTGTAGTAAGAGCAGTCCCTTGGCAGGGGATATGTCTTAGTCAGCTTATAGCTGACGCCCATGTACTCAATGGTTGCCTTTGTTGTTGTACGCATGATAACTCCTTTGGTTGGGGAGTTTCCTCCCCATCAGTACGCTACGCCAGAGGGAGAACCGTTCTCCCCCTAACAGCACACCCCAAGCGCCAGCACGCTGGCGCTCAGGCTGGCCTGTTACTCTTCGACCCACTCCATGGGTTCAAGCCAGTAGGCGTCCCCCGTTCTGTTTGCCGCTACGGAAAACCATGCGGCTAAGTAGTCATCATTCTCATCCTCCATTTGAGCCACCCATTCAGCCACAAACTTATGCCCCTGCGTAGTCCGCACGGCGATGTGCCATCCCCCCGGCTGCTCTCCATCTGCCTCGTCGGTAGGCCAGCAGCACATTTGCACGATCGTCTTCGAATACTCCCCCTTCGCAGAGTCAAGCCAGAACCCCACCCCCATGCTGGTGATTGCGACATCTCTAACCTCCACCCCTATCGGGATGATGCGGGTTATGTGTGCCAGAAGGGCACACACCGAGGTTTTGTTGACTGCGTTCATATCTTTTCCCCTTGTTAGTACGCAGGGGGAGAACAGTTCTCCCCCTAACAACGCACTCCAAGAGCCAGCACGCTGGCTCTCAGGGTAGGCTGTCTAACTAATCCCCGAGGGTGTCCCTCCCTGTCCGGTCAAACCCGTGCCGGTCAACCCCCTCGATGTCATACCCTTCGGCGTCATACCCCCTTTCGTCATAATAGCCTTCCATCCCAACAAAACCGCCGTGTCGAAACACGTTGGTTTTTGTCACGCTCCCATCGGGAGCGACTGTCTCCACGCTCTCTCGCGTGGAAAACGCATACAGCGGGAGGATGTGTGCCTCCCTCAACGCGGTCTCAAGCGGGGCCATCAAATACGGCGCGCCGCCAATCATGGCAGCGTCAAACTGCCCCACTTCTCCGATGATGATGCTGTCATCGGCAGCGGCCTGCGCCAACAACTTGGCTCGTGTGGTAATCGTGCTGGCGCTGGGCACCTCATCGAAGGTGAGCCAACGGCTCACGATGGTGCGCTGATCGGCGCTGAGGTCTACAACCCCCGCCGACAGCTGGTCGGCGGTTGCGGGGTGCTGTGTTAGGTTCAGAATGCGCATGATTAACTCCTATTGGGTATGAGTAAAACTCATACGGTGATGGCAGGATTGCCCCACAACGCACCCTTTCGGATGCGCTGTAAGAAATCCCGTTTGACACGGGCGGGAACACCGCGAGAGCCACGCTCCCACGGTGTCAGAAGGTCAGGGGGAGAACCGTTCTCCCTCAGATTGCCGCTTTGAACGACTTCCGTTGGGCCACCGACAGCAGCCCGTAGGCCGCCAGTGCAGCAGCAAGCAGATCGACTTCCTTCTTGCCCGACGACCTAGCCTTAGCCTTGGCCTCTGCTGCGCCGCTGGCGACAGCGACCAAGTATTTCACTCGGCTGTGCTCTGCCGAGTCCTTGGTGAACACCCATGCCCCACGATAATCGTGGGGAGCCACGCCTGTCTGCTCCGCTACCCATACGGTAGCGAATACCCGTATATCCGGGCCAGCCACGCCAGCGGCTGCAAGTGACTCGGTGAACCCCTGCGACTCAATGGTCGCGAACACTTTGCTGGCCTTGGCGTAGGCAGCGGCATTTGTTTCCAGAAACTTGATTGCGAATTTCATACTCATGATTTTTCCTTTGGCGGGAGAACCGTTCTCCCTCTATCGGCCAGAGCCAATCCCTAACCGATAACTCAATTGTATGGATGAGGGTGAAATAGCTTTCGGCAGCACCCCTGAAAGCCCCTGAATGTGGTATAAGGCGACCCCACCATACCCCCACACCCCCTTTAGACCGCGACAGATGCGTCATTACATGAACACTATTCCCCACCCGCAATCCACATTTCCCACAAAAACAACCCAAACCTAAAAACGACCACACCCCCCGTACAAACCCTAATAGGTCGCCTATTAAAAATTATAAAAAATTTGCATACATTCTTGTCTAACACTAGACAATGCACCACAAAAAGCAGCCCCGGTTAAGGGGCTGAAGAGCAAATGAGCAATTTGCCAAGGAGAAGCAATGGGCAACCGCTTGCACCACCACCGAAAAGAAGTATACAATAAAAGCAGATCACATGTTTGAACACTTGATTAACGGGGAATTCCACCCCGCGATAGAAGAAGCGCCCAAGGGTGCGGTGTCGCCCATTGCCAATCACAGTGTGGCTGACCAGATAGACGCCAAGGTAAAGACTACTGACTGGTTAAAAGAGATCGGCGCTATATCAGATGAGGATGTGGAGTCCGTAGCCGACGCCCATGCAGCACGCGCAGCGTTTGCAGCCCTTGCAACACAAAGCCCAATACAGGATACTAAGTTAGCACTAACTAACGTAAAGACCCCCAAGGCGGTACAGCACTTGGTGGGGATGTTGACCGCCTATGACTGGGCGTTTATAGAACAGGCTAAAGAGATTCGGGGATACACCGTAGCCCAGATACTTGAAGAGACTAAGAACCCCGACACCAAATTCAGGCTCAAGGCGCTGGAGATGTTGGGTAAGGTAACTGAGGTTGCACTATTCACGGAACGAATTGAGGTCAAGAAGACCCAGCTATCGGACACCGAGTTGGAGCAGCGCATCAAGGAAAAGCTCAACAAGTTTATGAATGTGCTAGATGTAGTAGATGTAACTCCCCTGCCTGATGAATCTCCAGACGCTGACATCGCTAAGTAAAGTTGAGCTTGAGGCGCTTCAACGCGCCTTGCCAACAATGTCCTTGCAGGACAAGATGGAGCTATTTGACGACCTTAGCATCCGGGAAGAACGCGCCAGACTGTCCGCTGCCAAACTAAGCCCCCTTGGATTTGCCACGGGCGTGTATCCCGGATTCAAGATTGGCGCACACCACAGGAAGCTGGCTAAGATATTTGAGGATGTCATCGACGGCAACAAGAAGCGCGTCATCATCAACATAGCCCCCCGCCACGGCAAGTCCGAGTTCAGCAGCTACCTGTTTCCTGCTTATTTTTTAGGCAAGTATCCCGAGAAGAAGATAATCATGGGAACGCATACTGCGTCCCTGTCGGAGGACTTTGGTCGGCGGGTGCGTAACTTAATCGACTCGGAGGAGTACCATGAGATATTCCCCAACACGCTTGTCGCTAGCGACCAAAAGGCCGCAGGCAAGTGGAGTACCACAGCCGGGGGGCAGTACTATGCCGCAGGTGTCGGCGGTGCGCTTGCTGGACGCGGCGCTGATCTATTCGTTATTGATGATCCGCATTCAGAGCAGGATATCAAAGTAAACAGCCGACTTGCCTTTGATACGGCGTGGTCTTGGTTCCAGACGGGGCCGCTTCAGCGACTCATGCCGGGGGGAGCCATAATAGTAATAATGACGCGCTGGAGCCTGCTCGACCTGACCGGACGCCTGATTGACTACCAGACCAAGAACCCGGACTCCGTGCCGTGGGAGATCGTGGAGCTACCCGCCATCCTGCCATCGGGTAAATCCCTGTGGCCGGAGCAATGGCCGCTTGCGTTGCTGGAGTCCACCAAGGCCAGCTTGGAGCCACGGTATTGGAACGCGCAGTACATGCAGCAGCCGACATCGGACATGTCAGCCGTGGTCTCCCGGAAAGACTGGCGGGTATGGCCCCATGACGATGCGCCCAAATGTGAGTACATAATACAGTCGTGGGATACGGCGTTTGAGACTAAGACCACAGCCGACTACAGCGCCTGTACGACATGGGGCATATGGTACAACGAGGAGGAGAATAGCTCCCCGCAGCTAATACTATTAGATGCGTTCAAGGACAGGATGGCATTCCCGGAGCTAAAGGCGGTGGCGCACAAGCACTGGAAAGAATGGGAACCAGACAGCATAATAGTGGAAAAGAAGGCCGCAGGCTCCCCCCTGATTCAGGAGCTTAGGGCCATGGGCATACCTGTGCAGGAGTTCACGCCCAGCCGGGGAAACGATAAAATGGTGCGGATGAACGCGGTGGCAGACCTGTTTACCTCGGGCAAGGTATGGGCACCGGACACGCGCTGGGCACGGGAGGTTATTGAGGAAATGGCGGCGTTCCCGGTTGGGGATCACGACGACTATGTGGATACGACAACCCAAGCACTGTTGCGTTACAGGCAGGGTGGATTCATCGCGCTCGACTCCGACGAGAAGGAAGAGCCTAAAATATTCAGACGCGGCAGACAAGCCGCATACTACTAGGACACCCAATGGCAACCAATATTGACAAAGCCCTATACCAAGCGCCAGAGGGTATAGATGACGCTGCTGCCGATGAGTCGGCTATTGAGATTGAGATTGTTGACCCAGAGGCAATCAAGATTGGCATTGGCGGCATGGAGCTTGAGATTGTTCCGGGGGAGGGTGATGAGGGGGGATTTGACGAGAACCTTGCCGATTCGATGGATGAGTCGGCCATGCAGTCCATGGCGTCTGATCTGGTGTCCGAGATTGACAATGACAAGGCGGGGCGCAAGGATTGGGAGAAAGCATACACGGAAGGGCTGAAGTTGCTGGGGCTTCAGTACGAAGAGCGCACGGAACCGTGGAACGGAGCCTGCGGGGTGTTCCACCCAATGATTACCGAGGCGGTTGTCCGGTTCCAGAGCGAGACCATAACGGAGACATTCCCTGCCCAAGGGCCAGTCCGTACCAAGATCATCGGCAAGGAAACGCCCGAGAAGAAGCAATCCGCGCTTCGTGTTGAAGAGGACATGAACTACCAGCTAACGGAGAAGATGGTTGAATTCAGGGCAGAGCATGAGAGGATGTTGTGGAGCCTACCGGCTACAGGTTCAGCGTTCAAGAAGGTGTACTACGACCCCAGTCTGGGGCGGCAAGTATCTGTGTTCATACCCGCAGAGGACATCATCCTGCCGTATGGAGCGTCTGATATTCAGTCTTGCTACCGTGTTACCCATGTGATGCACAAGACCAAGAACGAGATACTCAAGCTGCAAGCGGCGGGGTTTTATCGGGAATGTGATTTGGGTGATCCGACCAAGGACACGACGGACATTGAGAAGGCTAAGAACAAAGAGACAGGCTTCAGCGATATCAACGACGACAGGTTCACGCTGTACGAAGCGCATGTTGACCTCGACCTAAAGGGGTTTGAGGATACCGACAAAGAAGGGGAAGAAACGGGCATCATGCTCCCCTATGTGGTCACCCTTATTAAGGGAACCAATGAGGTTTTGGCAATTCGCCGCAACTGGGAAGAAGATGACGACCTTAGACTCAAGCGACAGCACTTTGTTCACTACCAATACATTCCGGGATTCGGAGCGTACGGGTTCGGGCTGTTCCACCTCATCGGCGGGTTTGCGAAGTCGGCTACCAGTATTATGCGACAGCTTGTGGACGCAGGCACACTTTCCAACCTCCCCGGTGGACTCAAGACCCGAGGGCTTCGCATTAAGGGTGATGACACGCCGATTGCCCCCGGAGAGTGGCGGGACGTAGATATTGGCTCTGGGGTGATGCGGGACAACATCCTGCCCCTCCCGTACAAGGAACCGAGTCAGGTACTGATGGCCCTGCTGGGCAACATCGTGGAAGAGGGCAGGCGCTTTGCTGCCACGGCTGATCTAAAGGTCAGCGATATGTCCGGGCAAGCCCCGGTAGGTACGACCCTCGCGCTGCTGGAGCGCCAGCTAAAGGTGATGACGGCGGTTCAGGCTCGGGTGCACTTTGCGTTCAAGCAAGAGTTGAAACTGCTGGCGCGGATCATCGCGGACTACACAGACCCGGATTACACCTACGAGCCAGATGTAGGCTCCTCCAAGGCGAAGCGTTCGGACTACGACGATGTGGACATTATTCCTGTCAGCGACCCTAACGCAGCCACCATGAGCCAGCGGGTTGTCCAGTACCAAGCCGTCATTCAGATGGCGCAGATGGCCCCGGATATCTACGACTTGCCCCAGTTGCACCGCAACATGCTGGAGGTGCTGGGTATTAAGAATGCAGACAAGCTCGTGCCGCTGGAAGAAGACCAGAAGCCGAAAGACCCCGTTACCGAGAATCAGGCTGCGCTCAAGGGCAAGCCGATGAAAGCGTTCCTGCACCAAGACCATCAGTCGCATATTCAGGTGCACATGATGCTGATGCAAGACCCGCTGATCCAGCAGTTCATCGGGCAGAACCCCCGTGCACCAGCAATCGGCGCAGCCTTGACCGCACACATTGCCGAGCATGTGGGATACATGATGCGCCAGAAGATAGAGCAGCAGTTGGGTATGCCGCTGCCGCCCGAAGACGAGCCGTTGCCACCACAGATTGAGATCGCCCTGTCAGGAATGATGGCTCAAGCAGCGCAGCAGGTACTGATGCAGGATCAGGCCAAGGCTGCACAGCAGCAGGCCCAGCAGCAAGCGCAAGACCCTGTGGTTCAGATGCAGATGCAAGAGTTGCAGATTCGGGCCAAAGAGGTTGAGATTAAAGAGAAAACCATGATGGCTAACGCCGCCGCTGCATCCGACAAGCAGCAGTTGGAAGAGCAGAAAGTCAGCGGTCAGCTTCAGATCGACGCCATGCGCGTGGGGGCGCAGATCAAAGATAGTCAGGCCAAACAACAGTTTGAACAAGAACGTGCTGGCGTCCAGATGGGCGCTGACATCGCAAAGAACAAAGCGCAATCCGCTTTGCAATCAGCCCAGATCGCAGCCAACTCACGAAAGGAAACACCAACTAAATGATCCAAGACTTCGCACGCGTATTGCGCGAAAAAATACGAACCGACATGAACAACTACGCCGATGACTTGGCGGGGGGTTCTTGCCGCAATTTCGATGAGTACCAAAAACTTTGCGGGACGATTCAGGGTCTAGCCATCGCAGAGCGTTATCTAATTGACCTTGCACAGAAAGCTGAACACGACGATGAGTAATCTTATCTTGCCCCCCGGCATTAGCTTGCCGCGAACAATCCAGCCACGGGAAGAACCCGATCTGGATATGCCTGAAGAAGAGAAAGCGACCCAGTTACCTGACCCTACGGGGTGGAAACTGCTATGTGTTGTACCTGATGTAGCTGACACCTTTGAGGATTCGTCCATCATTAAGGCCGGAGCCTACATGCGACAGGAAGAACACGCAACTACCGTGCTGTTTGTGGTGAAAGTTGGCCCCGATGCGTACAAAGATCAGGCTAAGTTCCCCGGTGGAGCATGGTGTAAGGCTGGAGATTTCGTCTTGGTGCGTACCTATTCTGGTACACGCTTCAAAATCTACGGCAAAGAGTTCCGTCTTCTGAATGATGACCAGATAGACGCTGTTGTGCAAGACCCTCGTGGGCTAACCCGCGCTTGAAGGAGTAAAAATGGCTGAGAATTACGAGTTTCCCGACGAAATTGAGGAGAAATCCAAGGCTGCGCTTGAAAAGGAGCAGGAAGTTGAGATTGAGATCGTAGATGACACGCCAGCGCGTGATCGTGGGCGCGTAGCTCTGGATAAGGCGGTTGAAGACCCCTCTGATGCGGAACTGGACTCATATTCCGACAAGGTTAAGGGTCGAATCAAGGAACTTACCCATGCAAGACACGATGAACGTAGGGCAAAAGAGTCCGTAGTTCGGGAAAAGCAGGAACTAGAGAATCTTGCACAGCAGTTGCTTGACGAGAACAAGAAACTGAAGCAATACGCCAACACAGGTGCCCAGCAGTACGCAGAAAAGGTACAGGAATCCGCTGGTAATGAGTTGGAAACGGCAAGGCGCAACTACAAGGCGGCACAGGAAGCCTTCGACACTGATGCTATAATTGCTGCACAGGAAGCATTGACGGATGCGAAATTAAAGTTGATCTCGGCGCAGAATTTTCGCCCAGCCCCTTTACAAACGCCTTCGGATGATGTACAAATACGGAAATCCCAACCTGTAGCGGTTGAACCTGATGATAAAACACTGCGCTGGCAGGCAAAAAACCAGTGGTTCGGCGCTCCGGGTAACGAGGAACTAACCAGCTTTTCACTAGGGCTGCATCAAAAACTAGTGAACTCGGGCATTGATCCCCGTTCAGACGAATACTTTGAACGAATTGACTCCCGCATGAAGTCTACGTTCCCTGAAGTTTTCGGTGGAGCTACCAAAAGGCCATCATCTGTTGTTGCCTCTGCGACACGTTCGACAGGGCCAAAGAAGGTTCAGCTTACAGCCACGCAGGTTGCGTTGGCGAAGAAGTTTGGACTGACCCCACAACAATATGCTGTTCAAGTAGCTAAACTGGAGAATTCTAATGGCTGAGACTCGCATCCCCCGTGACCTAGTATCACGCGATAAATCCGCTAGGATGGTCTATGTACCCCCTAACGCGCTGCCCGATCCGACCCCAGAGCCGGGTTATTCTTATCGTTGGATTGGAACACATGTCCAAGGTCAGGCTAACCCCACGAACGTATCTCGACAGATGCGTGAAGGCTGGGAGCCAGTGAAGGCGAAAGACCATCCTGAGTTGATGATTGAAGGTAGTGCCGCTACCGGGAACGTAGAAATTGGTGGACTCATGCTCTGCAAGATGCCTACTGAACTCGCACAGTCTCGTCAAACGTACTACGACAAGCAGTCTTCCAACCAGATGGAGTCCGTGGACAATAGCTTCATGCGAAATAACGACCCTCGTATGCCGCTGTTTGCAGACCGCAAGTCTACAACCAGCCGTGGACAGGGATTTGGTTCAGGTTCTAAATAATAGGAGTCTTAAATGGCTTATCCAGTGGTCTCAGCTCCGTATGGGTTGTTGCCGCAGAACTTAATTGGTGGTCAAGTATTTGCGGGTTCTACCCGTATGTACAACATCCAGTATGGTTTTGCAACCGACATCTTTTACGGTGATTTCGTTGTTCTATCCCGTGGCTTTGCCACACGCGCCTCAGTTTCTACTGGCACTGGTCTGAATCAGACTGTCGGTATTTTCTTGGGTTGCACCTTCACCAACCCTACGACTAAGCAAAAGTTGTTCTCTCAATATTGGCCCGCAAGCACCACCGCTGGTGACTGCGAAGCTTATATCTTGGATGACCCTGATGCCGTGTTTAAGGCGGTTGTTTGTTCCGCTACTACTGCTGTTGCTTCTGCTGCATTGGCGATGATTGGCACTAACCTGTCAGCTATCAACAATACCGGCAGCACCAACACCGGCAATTCTGCTAATGCTGTTCTGGCTCCTTCGGCTACTCCTGTAACAACCACCTTGCCTTTGCGTTTGGTTGGTTTGGTTCAAGAGACCGCAGTTGACTTGGGTACTGTTACTTACAGTTCGGGTACTACAACCCTAACCGTGAGTGCATTGCCTTCCGCATTGCCAGTTGGTACGGACGTTTCTGTATTGGCCACCAACGGTCAAATTGTGCAGACAGGTTCTTTTGTGGCAACCGCAGCAAATGCTGGCGCAACTTCCGTTGTGCTGAATCAAGCCGCGTCTTTCACAATCAACTCTGGCGATAAATCATCGACCGTGGTCTTCACGCAGTATCCCGAAGTCTTGGTTAAATTGAACCAAAGTCTGCACGGTTACTACTCTGCCACTGGCGCATAAGGAG